TCATCCAGAAGATGAAGAGCCGCCCCAAGCACATCTTCGTCGAGATGGGCTGGAAGGAGTACAAAAATCCCCATTATCGGCAGATCTGGGATTGGATGTTCGTCAACGACTACCTGTTAGCCGATGAACTTGGTGGGGCCTATTGCTTTCAACGAGCAATCTGAACAAACCTGTCCTTGTGGTCGAGGATCGCGTCACAACTTTCCATCATCTTCTTAGGGTAGGTGTTGTACTTGTCAATGTCCATCGGCCACATATCACTTCGTAGTCTCTTTCCCCCAAGTATGATCGCATTTTCGTAGAAGTCCCTAGCCTGCTCGAACCGATGAAGCAGATGGTAGTATACGTCTCCAGTCAGGCACCAAAACTCTGCCATTAACGGTTTGGCACACAGACACAAGTTGAGGTTTTGCAGGGCTGGTTTATAGGCTCGCCGGTGGAGCAACTGTACCATTGCGTAGTAGTACCGAGTCATTACCGTAGCCATTGTGGTGTCTCGGTCCATGAAAAGGTACTGGTCGGCTTCCTGTAGGAACTCTTCATAACGACTCTGGCTTAACAGGATACAAGCCTTGTAATACAGTGGTGCCGCAAGCAATGGCTTGTCAGTTTTCCAGTGATCTACAGCAGCGAGAGCATCGGTTTGGTCACTGGCCCCCTTAGAGTACACTATTACGTTCGACAAGGCTGGTTGTTCTACATCGAGTCGCTCAAAGACGGGATTGACGAATTTGGCTTTACCGTCCCAAAGGCGGGGCTCATAGGTCAGGATCTTGTTCTGGAGGATGCCGACATAACCGCCGTGCGCCCGGAAGGTGAGAAGAGTTCCGTGGCCGTGCATGACGGCTTCCCACGGTTCAATCCAGAAATGCTGGTCCGTTTTGGCTTCGAGTGCCAGTTTGTTTCGTGCCTCGGCGCGTGTCATACCTTTGACACGGTGGACTTCGGCACCGTGGCTAATGCAGATGTCAATGGTGTCGTCAGTGCTGCCATAGTCGCCTATGACGATCCGTGCCTTAAGCATGGATACGGATTCAAGAGTTGCCCCGATTGTCTTGGCGTTGTTCTTCGTGAGAAGCTGGATCGTCAGCATGGAACTTCCTTCGGATCAGTTCTAAGAAAGCATCTGCCTCGTTCGTCTTGCCGACCGAGCGGTAGTATTCCGCAAGCTGGCGGTATACGGCCACATTTCTCGGGTTCAGTTGGAGTTGGGCGTACAAGTTCACAAGAGTCATACTAACTTAAGAAGAGAAAACACATCAGGAAAACGGAATTTCCTTTCAAAATGTTAGCCGTCGTGCAGATATATAGATACCTTTGTCTACCCCTATTTGGAGGCGCATGGCTAACGAGTACCTTAACAATAGGACGTTTGAGTCGATCATTCAGTCCTTCCAATACCACAAGCGTCAGAAAGCCAAATATGAATTGATCATCGCAGATCTTCAGGAGACCCACGACCGTAGGGTTCTGAAGTATCAGGACGAAGAAAAGAAAGCTCCACTTCAGGAGAATGAGAAGTATTACCAAGAAGCTTGTATGAACTACAAAGACTTCCAAGAGCAACTGGCCTATGCCTTCTACATCCTGTCTGAGAATATCGCAAACTATGCGAAGTTCAACGGGATCGACATCGACGACGCAATCCAAGAAGGCGTCCTGATCTGCTTCGAGAAGATCGACCGGTTCGACCCTCGCAAGGGCAAGGCGTTCAATTATATGACGACTTGCATCCTTAATCACTTCAGACAACTCTACCGAAGCGCCCGAAACTACAACGAATTAAAGAAGAGGTATCAAATCTTCTTGCAGGATAAGTTCGAAAGTCTCGTACTGAGGAATGGCAAAGAAAGGCCGTCAGGCAAAAGCACTATTGATCGAGATACCTCAGTGTGGTAAAATGACATGTATATGAGCAACAATAGCGTAAACCCTGTGAACGCTATCGAAATGCAAGAGGTAATACAGAAGCTTAGAATTGCTGGTTACGGCGAGTTGGTCGATTGTCTTCTCGAAAACGAGAAGGACTGTTACACCAAGAAGGGCCGTCTTAATAAGAGCAGCACATGTCGTAAGCTCAATTGGAAGAGCAAAAAGCTGGAAGACGCCTTAAAACAGATGAAGGAACTCCTTAAGGAAGAATTCGATCTGGTTGAAGATGAGCCCGCTAAACCATCAGACGAATAGACGATTTAGTAGATCTTTATCATCTATAGGTTGTGCTGGTTTCCACCGCCACCTTCCCAATATGCTCTTGCGTATCGAAGTGTAATATCACAGGTCATCAGATTTCCATTCCCCATATCAAGGGACTGAAAGTTTGCTGCTTGAATCCAAGAATCCTCGAAAGCCCAAGTCTCTACGAGGTTGCCGCAACCATCGAACATCTTCAGATAGCAATCCTTGATGAAGATGTCCTTTGGTTGTTGGGAGCCCCCTTGTCTAATAACGGGCCAGAACTTGCCCTGTTTGGGGTCGTACACCTTGATGATCCACTCCCAGACGGGGTGGTTGGACTTTTTCAAGTCGAACAAGGTGATCGTGATCGGTTTCCACTCGGGCTTGGCCGGGTAGTAAACATCCTCGATCAAGTGCTTTGCTTCCATTTCTTTGAAGCTGAGGTTGGGCCTTGCACTCTTCTCGGGCGGCAGCGCGTCTACGCCCGGAGTATCATCAGCGACGACACCGGGAATCTCGAACAGCCAGCGGTTCTGCCGCTTGCAGTATTGGCTCTTGCCTTCCTCCAGTCCGTAGAGGAAGCCCATCTTCTGGCCCATGCGGTCTCCTTAAGAAAAAAGGGGCGGTGGTTAGACACCACCACCCCTTTATGAGAGTTACTTCTGTCAGCCTTAAGCTTAGGTCTGATTCTGAAGACCGTTGTTGGTCCCCGGAACGCCAGTGCCCGGCTGGTTGTTTTGCGGCGGTGCTGGCGGCGGCGAGCAACCCGTGCAGCACGGATTGATAGCGAAGCCTTTGCACTCTGGGACGTACCGAACGTCGGAGTAGCGCATCGTAAGCTCGATGGTGCATTCTTCCGAGGACGAGTAGTCCAATTCGCCAAAGTTAATGCCGGTCGGCCATACATCCTTCATGGTCCAAGTCTCCATCAAGTTACCGCAACCGTCCCAAAGCTTGAGAATGGCGGTAGCCGTGTAGTCGGACCTCTGCGAACCCATTTCGAGGGTCACAGGGTTAGTGAAGTTGTAAACGGAGGCTAGCCAGTTGAACAACGGGGCCACTTCGAGAGTGGCAACGTCGATGTAAGTGACCGTCATGGTTTGCCACGACGCCTTGCCCGGAATCCATGTCTTGGCGTTCAGGAAGTTGACTTCAACTTCTTCAACTTCAAGATTAGGACGGGCCGCAACCTTGACATAGCTTCTTGGCACTTTCTGCGCACCGCAGATGTCTTCAAGCTCGAACGTGAACCTGAACTTTCTCTTAAAGATCAGGTTCTTGAACCCGAGCGGGCCAATACCCATATTGATTTTTTCAGCCATTTCTATCTCCTATGTTGCGATCCTTAGATGAAGTTGGCGAATTGCTGCGCCTTTACCTTCGTTCCGCAACCACCGCAGCAAGGCTGTGGCGTGTAGTCTGGGCAGAAGGATCTGTACTTCACGTCAGAGTATCTCAGGGTCAATTCGATGGTGGCGATGTCCGAGGACGAGTAGTCCAAGTCGCCGAAGTTGATCGCAGTCGGGAAGACACGCTGCAACTGCCACGTCTCAAGGAGAACGCCGCAGCCGTCGTACATGTTCAACAAGCCGGTGCAATCCCAATCCCGTCGCTCGCCTTGACGAAGGCGAATTGGATCGGTGAAATCATAGACGGTAGCCAGCCAGTCCCAGAGACTCTTCATCTCTGCGTGAGCAACGTCGAGGTACGTGACCGTGATCGTTTCCCAAGAAGCCTTGCCGGGAATCCACGTCTTAGCATTCAAGTGGTTTACTTCCGTCTCTTCGATTGCCAAGTTAGGGCGCGAAGCGACGTTGACAAAGTGCTCAGGCACTTTGTTCTTTTCGTTATCACAGTAACCGAGAAGTTCGAATGTCCAACGGAACTTCCGCTTGAACACCATATCCGGTTGCCCGATAACACCAATACCCATTGGTTTACGTTCAGTAGCCATATTTTGCTCCTATGTGAGTTAGCAACCTCGACAGCAGCTTTGCGGGTCTAGGCCCGAGCAGATGCCCAGATATTGAACTTCTGAGTATCTGATAGTTAAGTCCACGGTGCATAATTCTGCCGAAGCATAATCTAAGTCACCGAAATTGACTGATTGAGGCCACACAGACCCCAATATCCAAAATTCAATGGGCTTACCGCAACCGTCATACATTCCCAACAATGCTGTACCAGCCCAACCCGACTTCTCAGACATTGGCAGGTTCACCGGATCTTGGAAGTTGTAGATAGTAGCAATCCAGTTAAAGAGACCCTGCAATGACTGATTAGCCACGTCATAGTAGGTTACTGTAATAGGCTGCCACTTCGCCTTCCCCGGAAGCCATGTCACGGCGTTCAGGAAGTTGATTTCAGTCTCTTCAATATCAAGATTCGGTCTTGCGGCGGTCTTGCATGTGTAAGGCGGCAGTTGTCCGCAGGGCGTTGAGATCGCCAGCGTCCATCTAAACTTCCTCTTGAGGATGATGTTTGGTGCCCCAAGAGGCCCAATGCCCATCTGCATCTCTTACCTCTTCCTTAGTTGTGTGGGGGAGCTATAGACTTCCGGGGCGTAGCCCCGGAAGTCCACACCTTGCTCGTCTTTAGAATGTGTCAGCGTTCTCGCCGAAGCTTCCTGTTCGGTGGATGGAGAACTCGATGAAGATGAACTCAGCCGCTCTGATTGGCTGGACGCCAATGCGGGCGCGCATCTCGTTGCGGTCGATTACGTCAGGAGTGTTAAGCTCCTCGTCGCACTTCACGCGGAAGTCATTGAGACCGCGACCAACCTGAATCTCAGAGAGAATGGCGGTGGCGATTCTGACGAACTTCTGCCGCAAGATGTCATCATGTGGATCGAAGAGCAACTGACGGGAGGCCGCACGAACTCTCTTCTCGATCACGAACATAAGGCGTCTTACGTTCACACGGTCGAGGGCGGTTGGCCTTCTTTGCAGTGTCTTCTGGCCCCAGACCAAGAACCCTTGAAAATCCACGAACTGGACAATCGGGTTGATGGCGTTGCGGTAGCCATACATCAAGTCTCTCTCTTCCAGCGTCGGACGAGAGAACACGTCTGTAATGTTCGGCACGATACCACGGTTCACACCGGCTGGGGCAAACCACGGGGCCGACAACGAATCGCTTCTGGCGATGGTTGCCATGATGGAGCCCGAGGGAGGAGCCCAGATGTCTACGCGGTTGAAGTTGTCGCGGATCTTAACCCACGGCCAGTACAGAGCGCCAAAGTCGCTGTCGAATCTGGTGGTGTTCAGGGGGTGGGTGCCGTTTTGCCAATCGACGATCTCATTGACGGTCAGGCCGAATGGCGGGTCAACGATGGCGAGGCAGTCCATACGGACGTTCTGGCACAGGTCGAGCATAGCCATGATCACGCTCGTAGAAGCGTGGCCCGGTACGGCGATGAGGTCGATGTCAATTTGTTCTGGTTCGCTCAGGGCATACATGCCGGTGAACGCCAGAGCGTTGCCGATGATGAGGGCATCCTGATCGTCTGGGTCGGACGGAATACCGTCAGATCCACCAGCCAAACTGTAGGTGCCGTCCAGCGGCGGGGCGCTGTTAGCTGTGTTGTCGGTTACTCGAACCCAATCGGACACGAGAGCGAGGAAGGTCTCGACGTAGAAGCGAGAGTTCTCGTCCTTTGTCAAGCCGCCCCAGCTTTCCACTTCGACGCCATTGTTGTAAACGTGCATCGTGAAGTTGCCTTCGCGGACGTTGTTCTCAATAACGACTTGGGTGCTGTTGCCGTCGATACCGGCGCTGTCGGCCATGATCGAGAAGGTGATAGCTCCAGTGGTGTTGGCGTCACCGTTGATACGACCAAAGGTCGATACGGCTGGGTTGCCAGAATCACCGATTGGGCTGACCCCTGTGAAGGTAACGCTTGCGAGACCGAAGATGCCTGCGGCGGTGCTATCCGGCTTGATGAGCAAGCGGGAGTCACGGCCCGTGGCGTCGGTGCGGAAGTGCAGGTTGTTACCAGTTGCGCTGGCAGTCCAGCCACCCGGTAGGGTTCCGCCGTTCTCGACCTTCTGTAGATTGATGTTGTTGACGACCTGCGCGATGGTGTGCGAGGAACCTTCGAGGTCCACAAGGTCAATGACCTGAACCACGTTATCAATCAGCACGTTGTCGGTGCCGTCGATGACGATCTGAATGTTCATGCCCGTCAAGGCGGTGAAGTCGTAGTTGCCTGCTGTCTGGTAGGCCGTTGGGTAGCGGTCGTTGCTACCGGTCATCGCGGCAGGAGTCATGCCCGAGCCCCAGCCCGTGATGTTGCCATTGATTACGGTGTCACCGTAGATGGCATCTTGGACCGAGACGAACTCGAACTCACTGTCGGGACCAAAAGCCCATGTCGTGCGGACGCCGATCTTGGTGTCCGAAACGGCAGAGAAGAACTCGATACCGTCGATGTCGCCGTCTGGCACTTGCAGATTTAGATCCTCTGCGAGTTGCGCGGCGCTGTATGTACCTGCGAGCACAACCAACGTCTTGCTGTGCAGGATGCCGTTCAGTCTCCAGCGGAAGAACGAGTCAACCGCGAACGTGTACGGACCAGCCTGCGAAGCGACGATGCTGATTTGCCCACCAGCCGATGGAACATCGACTTCAGCCGTGTCAGCCTTCTCGTCGGAGACGTTATCTTCGTCGGCCACGCGGACGACGTAGAGTTCGTTGGCGACGAGCAGGTATTGCTCAGCGGCGTAGACAAGGTACGGATCGCCAGATTCAGGATGCGGGTAGCCGAAGACCGTGTTCAGTTGACGCTGGGTTGCGATCAGAGTCGGGACGTTAATCGGACCCTTTGATGCGAACCCAACGAGACCGGCGCGGTGGAACGACTGCTCGGGAGCAATGAAGCTCAAGTCCTTCTCGGTGATACGGACGCTTGGCGAAATCGTGTTCGACGGTGGAAAACCCCTTAGAATAGCCATGTCTTAATCTCCCTTAACATTGATTTCGTTGTTAGGTACATATCTAGTAGAGATCAGGCCCATCTTCTCCACCCTCGTTATGTATTCTGTGTTAAGCTCATCTTCGATGAGCCTGACGTTCTTTCCTTTCCCGATACCGGGAATGATTAAGGTCGTGAATGCTCTAGGAGCCTTCCTTGATCTCACCACAAGCTGCACCGGGCTCTTACCTTTGTTCTTGATCTCGATCATTCTTCTAATTCCTTTACTGCCTGTTCCAACCGAGCTAAGACTTCGGTGATGTCTTCTTCGTTGGGTGAGTTGGTGACTTCGATCCTTGTCTTGAGTACCGCTTTCTTTCTCACAATCGGTTGGGCTACGAAGCTCTCCGCTGTGAAACTGAACTGGTACTTGAATACTCTGATCTTCTTGTCTCCGGGCTCCAGATCTACGTTATTAGCAATTGAATTCAGCTTAACGCCGATCTCCCATGAGATTCCTCTTACTCGTATGTATGCTATGGGGCTGAATTTTGTTACTATTTGGGTGAGAATCTGATTCATGTCCTCTTCATACATGGTCCACGCCACCAGTTGGTATTCAATGTCAAGAGGGATACCCCTCGAAACTCCGAACACCGTGTCTCTTTCATAGCGCTCACTCACTGTGAAGCTTGGTCGCCAGTTGTCTTTGGCGTTCCTTAAGTAATCAATTGCCTTGTGGTAGATGTAGCGTTGCTGGTTGAAGTTGTAACCCGACGCATGAATTGCTAACATCGGCAGACGAATTCGATCAACTACTAAGCTCTCATCCTTGCGCGTGTTCTCTTGAAGCACATAGGCGACGGCCTTCTCTTGTGTCGCCCAGATGATCGGAATGTTGTGCGCCTTGCCAGCTTCGTCCAGTACGATGATGTCGCTGAAGAGATCCTTGATCGCTTCGTCGGTGCCACGAATCGACTTCGCATACCGATAGATGGTACTGCGGTCGGGTTGCGACATCCCTTGTTCATTGATAATGTGACCGGTTTGTTGTGGATCACAAAGCGCCTCGGCCCCTTGTCCGAGTTTTTCCTGTGTTGCATCTTCGAGCCATGCGAGGTCGCGTGGCGCGACATCCTTCTTGCTGGTTAAGAATGGCTTGTGGTCAATCGTTCCAGATGACGCCACTGCCTCATCCTCTCGACAGTAAGGAGGGACAACATCATCCGGTTGTTTGACATAGCCCGGATCGGGACAGGGGTTGAGATTTGATTCACTCATCAGGAGTACCTTTCGTTATGTATGTAGCTGCCTTCCGGTTTGTCCCCGAGCAAACTACTATAATGGAGATGAAACCCTACAAGATAATTAAGAGTGGCGGGTGCAAGAAAAAGCCCATTCAGTATGTGATGCCGCTGCCGCGACACAAGATGCCCCTGTGGTTCATTAAGAATGTCCACACCCCGCCGAAGGCGGAAATCGTGGCTAAGGGACTTGCGGCTGACCACCAGACAGATTCATCTGGTGCTTCCCACCACTGAGATCCTTGACGCTGTTGACCTTGAAGTCCGGTCGTCTCTGAGTGACCTTCCCCTCGCCAGTCGTAAGCGACTCTTGGAAACGGATGCACATGATCTGTAGTCTGAGTTCGCCCCACAACTTGAACACTTCGACGTTGCGTTGCACCACCATCCAGTTCTCGCCCTTGTGCGGGGAGTAGATGCGTGCGCCGATCTTCGGAGGTTTGCCGAGTGTCTTTAAGACATGACGGTAGTTGAACTCGAACATCATTTCGTCGGGCGAGTCAATGCCGAACATGCCGAGCATGTTCGAGGATGGGATCGGGTTGTAGT